ACGTAGACCAGCCGCCCGCGGCTGTACACCATCAGCTTGTCGCCCTGGATCTCCATTCGGTCTGCCTCGATGTTGGTGATATCCTGGCAGGCATCACACACAAACCTCATACCAGCGCCCCCGGCCGGGGGTCCGGCGTGTAGTGGAGCTTGGTCGCGCGGGCGTTCTGGTGGTACTCCGGGCGGGTGAATTTATAGCCCCAGTGCTTGGCGGCGGTAAAAAGGGCTGCATAGCCGTCCTCGGCGCGGACGGTCACTTTCTGGTCTCCATATGTAACGGAAAAGTGGTTCTGGCCGGTGTATCCAGCCTGGGCGATCACGGCTGGGCGCCGCGGCGCCCGCTCGCCGGGGTAATCGATGCTATTTCGCAATGTGTTTGCGCCTCCTTATCTGGTTGTCGGCATGGACCATCTGCTTTCCCGCTGCTAGATCGGGCTGCAGGCTGTCCCTGTCGCGGTGGTTGACGTCGTAGATGTGGTTCCGTATGCTCTCGTAGAGCGTCCAGGTGCAGCACCCGGCGCGGCATGTGCCGCTTCGGTCCGGGCAGTTCCGGCCGCAGGGCGGCGGGATGGGCCGCATGCGCGGCGCAAAATAATTCACTCCGCTTCCTCCTGTACGTGCTGCAGCCAGGCCGCGAGCGTTTGCAGCGCCGACTCGCGCTGCAGCAGGTCTTCGACCGTGTCCCGGTCGACGCGCGGCATGCTCTGCAGAATCTCCCGGTCATTGGCGCAGTCATCGGCAAAAGCCAGGACGGCGTCGATGATGTCGGCCAGCTGATCCGGCCGGAGCTCGACCGTGATCTTCCCTTCGTCCATCACAGGATCCCGTAGGTCGTCAGGCCCAGCGCGATCGCGCCGGTCACGACGCATGCGTCGGTCATCTCTGCGTACCCGGCGATCACCGCCAGCACAAAGGCCGCGCCGCCCAGCCACACGCAGCAGGTCTTCACCACCCGCCGCATGGCCTCCCGGTACCGCAGCTCATGCAGCAGCCGCTCCTGCCGCTCCCTGGTCTCTTCCTCCGGCTCATACCCGAGCCGTTCTGCAAGGTTGGTTCTCATCGTTCTTCTCCTTTTCTCTCGTTTAAAACTGCCGCAGCTCATGCAGCAGCGCAGTCAGGACCGTGATTGCGTTGCACGTTTCTGCCTTTCCGGCAGTCAATCCACCGTTCTTGGCCAGCAGCTGCAACTGCTGTTCCAGTGCGGCGATCGTTTTTTTCTTGAGCTCATCCACCCAGCGCACCCCCTTCCAGATCCAGAATCTTCTCGATCGCAGCCTTGACCTGCTTGCCCTTCCGGGCTCCATTCAGGATCTTGCTGAGATACGTCTTGTCGCAGGGGATCCCTGTCCCCTCGACCTGCGCGGCCAGCCAGTCCTGCGTCTTGTCCAGATCGATCAGCCGCTTGCGCACGGTCTTCCCGAAATTTGTCATGCTGTCTCCTTCTTCGCTTCCTGCATCCGCCTGACGAGACGCGCCAGACGGGCGTTTTGTGTCACGAGCTTCTGTGCGTCCAGGTCCAGCCCCTTGCGCTTGAGCCCGCCGATGATCTGCGCTGCCTGGCACTCACACACCATCGCCGCTTCGATCAGATCATGCAGCTCCTGCGCATCCAGCGTCAGGTTGTAGGTCTTGATGTTCGCCATGGCTCAGTATCCCCCTTCGTGTTCCAGCAGCCAGTTTTTCAACTGCATCTGCGCGATTGCAAAACACAGTTCCGCGTCGCAGTCCTGGACGTTGACGAGTTCTTCGTCGTCCCCGTCGTAGGCGGTTCCCCTCCGCCACACCCGGACGCCCCAGTCCGTCACCTTGCTATAGCTGACTTCAAGGTGCATGGGGTAGGTCAGCACCTTCTTTGCAAAAAACTTCAAAAAATCATCCACGGGGCTCCCTCCTATGTACGCGCCTTGCGGCGCGTTTAATTGCTGGCCGCGGGCAGACGTCCTTCGGCTGCGGCCCGCTCGAGGATCTGCCACGCCACGCGGCGGGCGGCCTGCCGGTTGGCCTCTTTCTGCTCCGGCGTCAGGCGACGCAGGTAGTTGTCCGCGATATACGCCGTGCAGTTTGGAAAATGATACTCGGCCACGATGTGCGGCTCTTCGTCCGCGATCGGGTCATACGGTTTTCTCATGGTTCAGCCTCCTTCCGGCGTTAGTTTTTCCAGGTTTTACAGCTTTACGCAGTCTGTTTGTCCTGCTCCTTCTTGCTCTCCTGCGCCAGCATCATGCCGTAGGCGATATCGCTCAGGCGCTGGAGCTGTTCGTCGGTCAGATTCCCGGACTGTTCTTTCAGGTAGTCCATGACCTGCTTTTCCTTCTCGGACATTGTTCTCACCTCGCGTTGTCACTTCGTTTGCTTTGTTTGTTGACCTTGTAAACACAATATAGCACCGTAAAGCTCACATGTCAACACCCTTTCGAGAAAAAATCTAAAAATGTGTTGACTGTGTAAACAGAACGTGCTATTATACAAATGCAAAAAGGAGGTGGCGTGATGAATGAACGGATCAAGCAGGTTCGTCAATCCGCTGGTCTAACGCAGTTGCAATTCGCTGAGCGTCTTGGTCTCTCTCGCAATTTTATTGCTATGATGGAGACCGGTGGCCGAGATCCTAGTGATCGTACGATCTCAGACATTTGCCGTGAGTTTAACATCAACGAGGACTGGCTTCGCACTGGTAACGGAGAGATGTCGCGTAAGCTTACACGCAGCCAAGAAATTGCCGAATTTATGGGCGATTTTATGAATGAGCCGGATGATTCCCCCCGCAAGCGCTTTATTTCAGTGCTCAGCAAGCTCAGCGTCGACGAATGGCAGCTGCTCGCCGAGATCGCAAAAAAAATGGCCGAGGACGGGTGACCGCCCTCGGCTCTTTTTTCTCTATGCGACCAGTCCGCGCATGAAGCGCCAGACCAGATCGAGTTGTTCCGTCGTCGCAAGCCGCAGCATGCGGCGGATGTCCTGCAGGTAAAAACTTCGCGTCATTCTATCCGTTCCCCCATTCTTCCACAAAAATACCGTTCATTTTTTGTTCACTTTCCCGGTTGTGCTTTCCTCGGCGGTGGCTTACAATATTTGTAGGTTCCTTTTCCTGACTCGCATGATTATATTAGAACATACGTTCGTTAATTACAATTATGAGAGTCTACAAAAATTTACATATCAAACTGGAGGTTTTGTCATGAGTGCTGCTCTTGAGAGTGCCCATCTTAATAGCATGGTGCGCGACCGTAAGGGTCATAGCCTACTCGCTTTTCCCAGCCGCTATGTCGTTCTTGACCTCGAAACGACCGGCCTTGACCCTCAGTATGACGATATCATCGAAGTCGCTGCAATCCGCATTGTCGACGGCGCAATAGAGGACTCTTTTTCATCCTTGGTCAATCCCGGATACTCTATCGACGAATTTATTGCTGAGCTCACCGGCATTACCGATGATATGCTTGCTCCTGCACCTTCTCTTGATTCTGTGCTTCCGGCATTCCTCTCGTTCATTGGCTCTGATGTTGTCGTTGGTCATAACGTTAATTTTGACATCAACTTTATCTATGATTCTTGTTCTGCTCTCTCACTCGAACCGTTTTCAAATGATTTCGTCGACACCATGCGCATAAGTCGTAAGCTTTTCCCAGAGGATCGTCATCACCGTCTTAAAGATCTTATCTGCAGATTTGGGATTGACGAATCTGTCGCGCATCGCGCCTTTTCTGATGTTGAGCAAACCGACAAGTGCTATCGTTACCTGCGCGACTATGTTTCCAAACACAGTATTTCTTTGGAACAGCACCACAAGCCGTGGAGGGCCGGGGATATTGTTCCGGAAACTGATCATTTTGACGAATCGTCTCCGTTTTTCGGCAAGGTCTTCGTGTTCACCGGCACGCTGGATAAGATGCCGCGAAAAGCTGCCATGCAGTTGGTCGTAGACCGTGGCGGCGTATGTCTTGACGGTGTCCGGAAAGATGTTAATTACCTTGTTCTCGGTTCCAGCGATTATAGTAAAATCAAAGACTGGAAAAGCAACAAGCAAAAGGCTGCTGAGAAGCTTCGCCTTAAAGGAAACGACATTGAAATTATCAGCGAAAATGTTTTTTATGAAATGCTTGATGCCTGAATGGAGGTTTTATGTACTGTAACAAATGCGGCAAGGAGATCGACGATGAGGCTCTGATCTGCCCGTACTGCGGCTGCGGGACCGTGAATTACATCCGCGACCAGGCGAAGGCTGAGTCCCGCGCGCGGGAGCCCCGCCAGCCCGTGCAGAAGAAGCGCTCGACTGCGCTGCTGCTCTGTATCTTCCTCGGCGGCTTCGGTGCACATCGGTTTTATGTCGGCAAGATCTGGACCGGTCTGCTTTGGCTCATCACGCTTGGGTTCTGCGGCATTGGCACGCTGGTCGACTTTTGCCGGATCTATGATAACAAGTTCACAGACGACGCCGGGCGCCCGCTCTACGATGAGTACACGGATGGCATGACGCCTGAGGAATACGAGTCCGCCGTCGCTGGTCCCCGCAGAGTCCGGAAAGTTATCATCGTCATTGCCCTTGCGCTTTGTGCTGGCTGCTTCCTGTTCGTCCGCGTCATCCCCGGCCTCATGTACGCGCTTGGTCTTTGAGATGTCGCCCGCGCCGCTGGCCGAACAACGGCGCGGGCTTTTGCTTGCGCAGGCGACCGGGAGCCGTCTGTAACTTTAGGGTAGCCTGTCCACGGTAGTCTTGTAAAGATATAACAGTTGCTTTTTGCAGTCAGACGTCTTGCTTTTTTGGGGGGAATGACATGTTTTGAAGGAAAAATTATCTGATTTATGCCGTGAGCAGAAGCAGACGATCACTCCGCGCAAAACAAACCAGGACGTCGCCGAAAATACCGACCTTTCCGTCGGCACCGTCTCCCAGTTCTTTCGCGGCGACATCAAAAATCCGTCTGTTTACACGGTCGGCCCGATCTGCCGGGAGATGGGTGTCTCTATGGATGAGTATTTCGGCATCCCGCATGACGAGCCTGCCGAGTCTTCCGAGCCTCCCGATGCTGAAAAACTCCGTGCCGAGACCGCGGCGCTTCGTGCGCAGCTTGCCCAGCAGCAGAAGTCCCTGCGCATGCACCGACTTGTGACGCTCATCCTCTTGGGTATTCTTTTGCTGTGTGCCCTTGCGCTTGTGGCCGACGTGCTCATCCCATCAATCGGCTGGATCCGCACATAAATAAAACCGCCCCGGCCGGCGCCGGAGCGGTATCCGTATAACCTTTTTCCCTTGTGGTGAGAATCTGCCTATGAAATTTACATCTACCTGGAAAATCTCCGACCCGCTCGCGCAGTACATCATTTACCTGCGTAAGTCCCGGAAGGACATGGAGGCCGAAGCTCTCGGCCAGACCGACACGCTCAAACGGCACCGGGCCGCGCTTTTGTCGCTGTCCGAAAGCCGCGAGCTGAACGTCGTGGAGATCTGCGAGGAAGTCGTGACCGGCGACTCCATTGCCGTCCGGCCGGAGGTGCAGAAGGTCCTGCAGCTCGTCGAGACCGGGAACTATGCGGGCGTCATCGTCATGGAAGTCGAGCGTCTGGCGCGCGGTGACACCATCGACCAGGGCATTATTGCCCAGACCTTCAAGTATTCCAACACGAAGATCATCACACCGAACAAGATCTATGATCCAAACAATGAGATGGATGAGGAGTACTTCGAATTCGGCCTTTTCATGTCGCGGCGGGAGTACAACACCATCAAGCGCCGCCTGTCCCGTGGCAAGGAGGCGTCCTTGCGCGAGGGCAAATGGATCTCCGGCAAGACGCCCTTCGGCTGGCTGCGCGAGAAGCTGCCGAACGACAAGGGCTATAAACTCGTCCCGCACCCGGAGCAGGCCCCCGTCCTGCAGCAGATCTACAACTGGTACACCGGCGAGGGCTGCGTGCGCATCGGCGCGAAGGCGATCTCCACGCGGCTGAACAGCCTCGGCGTCCCGACCAACTCCGGCAGCCTCTGGCGCGCGGACTCTGTGCTGGATATCCTGCGCAATCCGGCAAATGCTGGCTGGATCAAATCCGGTGGCCGACCGGAGACGAAGCGCATTGTCGACGGCGCTGTCGTCGTCAGTCGCCCCCGCACCCGGCAGGAGGATCTGAAGCTTTATAAAGGGCTGCACGACGGCCTGATCTCGCAGGAGCAGTACGACAAGGCCGTCGCTCTGAGCTATTCCAGCGCCAGCCCGCGCGGCAAGGGCGCATGGGGGACCGTGACGAGCCTCGCCGGTCTCGTCCGCTGCGACCAGTGCGGCCGCGTGATGGTGCGCCGTCCGTCGTCCGGCAACCGCCGCGATACGCTCCTTTGTCCCTCCTACGGCTGCACGACCGTCAGCGCGTGGTATGATGATGTGGAGGACGCCGTGCTGGATGCTCTGCGTGGCTGGCTGCGCGAGCTGGAGCTCGGTGAGGCCGCTGCGCCAGATGACACGCCCATGCGCACCGCGCTCGAGTCCTCGATCGCCGCCGACCGCAAGCAGCTTGCCAAGCTGGAGGCGCAGGAGGCCCGCGCGTATGAGCTGGTCGAGACCGGCGTCTATACGCCGGAGATCTTCCTGCAGCGCTCGCAGGCGCTCGCCGCTGACAAGCAGGTCATCGTCGACCGCATCGAGGCAAGCCAGACCACGATCCATGAGCTGGCCCGTGCCAGACAGGCCCGCGCCCGTCTGGCCCCCGCCGTCCGCCGCGTCCTCGAGACGTACCCGCTCGCCGCATCCCCGCAGGAGAAAAACGCCCTCCTGAAAACTGTCCTGCAGAAAGTCCTCTACCATAAACAGACCAAATCCTACACCAAATCCGGCAGCGACATGCACGTCACCCTCTACCCCCTCGCGGATTGATGGTTATACATTTATTCGGTACGCATGAATGAATCCCATCTAAATATAGATTCTATAGCAAGCGGAAATCCCTCCTGGTGACAGGAGGGATTTCTTTATTTTGCGATATGATCATAATACGCCATGAGCTTCTGTTCCGGCCCCGGGCCGTCTTTATCGAGCAGAAACGCCTTTGCCAGCGCGGCGTAGAACTCCGGGCGGTTGAGTCCGAATTCTACGGCGACGGGGTAGTAATCCGAGTACATCATGTTCATGGTTACGCCCCACGCCCAGCGCGGGACCGCTGGCGCCTGAATGCCCATGCTCTCGGCCACGGCCGTTGTCTGTTCCATCGTCCAGTGCGGGCCGGTCGTGCCGTCGGCGTTTTGCATGTTGGCTGCCCACTGCATCGCCGTTTCGCGATCAAATGTGGCCGCCTCCGGCTCGTCGTGGTGCCCGTGCAGTTTTTCGAGCCTGCAGATCGTCTTCGCGTACAGTCCAACTTCCTCTGCGCTGCCCAGCGTCACGGGTTTCTCTATGGCCTCGTGTAGCTTGTGATAAAGCTTATCCATATACTCTTTCATGCTCACGCCTCCTGTATGTATCGATAAAGCTTATCGACGTCGTTCTGGTCAAACCGCATATCGCCCAGCAGCGGGACGGATACGGTCAGCTTGTTTTCAAAGCGCGGCCTGGCCGCGTTGTAGAGCTTGTCGAGGTCGATGTTTCCGGCGTCGTCAAAGATCTGCATCATCTTGACCGCGGGATTCTCACGCAGCGCGAGGACCTTTTCACGGCTGCCCTCCATGATGAGCGCCAGCATGATCCCGGCCCCGATGCCCTTGCCGCCCGGCAGGTGCGGGATGACCTCATTGTCTGCGTAGCGCATCGCTCCGCGCATGGCCTGATCTATCGTCACTGTCATTGCAGATTTCCTCCTTTAAGGATGGGGCGGCTATTGCCGCCCCTTGCGTTTAGCCGTTGCAGCACCCGCACTTCGGGATCGGGTTGTAGAGCGACTGCGCTGTGGTCGCGGTGCCCGTGGTGACGTCGGCGACCTGCTTGGGATAAAAGGTCGCGTTGACGTAGGTGACGATGGCGTTGTCGCCGCAGCAGCGGCGTTCGGCCTCCATCTTGACCGCGCCAAGGGCTTCCTTGCGGACAGACTCGACGTCCTGCTTGACCAGCGCGAAGCTGTCCTCGGTGCACTGGTTGTGGACGGCCTGCTTGCACAGCGCCTCACGGACGTCCTTGAGCTGCCCGTCGATATAACCGTACATCTCCAGCATCTTGCCGTCGTTGTACGTGTTGGCCTTGAGCAGCGCGATCTCGCTGTCCTTCGCGGCCAGCTTCTGCTCCCGGTCAAGATCGTAGCGCGTGACCGGCATGTTCTCGCTGCACGTCGGCTCCTGCTGCCGTGCGGCGAGCATGGCGGCGACCGTCATGGCAGGCGTGACCGCCGCAGCGATGTCAGCGGCTTCCGATCTCTTGTTCTGGTTGAGGCCGCCCAGCAGATTGCCGAGCCCGCCGTTTGCCAGACCCAGCGCGGCGCCGCCGATGCCGAAGCCCAGCGCAGTCCCCGCGAGTCCCTTGCTTGCGTATTCCATAAAAAATCCTCCGGTAAAAGTAGTAAGCTGGCCAGCTCCTACTCTCATTCTGCCGCTTCTCCGGTTTTTATGGGGGACATTCCCGGGACATCTGTGTACCATTTGTGGGACATGCTTTCCTCTTAAAAATTTTCCCAGTACCCCTCTTGACTTCTACACTTTTTTGAGTTTATACTAGTGGTGCGGAGAGATCCGCGAAAGAATCCTGAAATCTGGCACCGCACGATCCGCGGCACAACCATTTCAGGAATCTACAGAGATTGAACGTCGCCGTTCATCATCTGCCCATGAAAGCGGAGATCCCTTGCCGTTAAATAGGGAGCTAAAAAAGCGGAAATCCCTTGCCGTCAAGTAGGGAGCCAAAAAAGCGGAAATCCCTTGCCGTTAAGTAGGGGCTTAAAAAATCATGGGCAACTAAAAGCGAGACTTCTGCAGTCTCGCTTTTTCTTTCCCGGAAAGGTCGAATCTTGGAGAATCTTTTTATCTGCCACATCAGTGAGCGCTATATTTCCTTCCTCCATTCCCGTGACTTCCGTGTCCCGTTCAACAAGGGCCAGCGTCGCCCCTATGTCGGCGTTGTTCTCACTGTCGGGAGCTTCCGTTACTTCGTCCCCATGGAATCCCCGAAGCCAAACCATGCCAATCTAAAGCCCGGCAAGCACATTCTGAAGCTTGACGGCGGTCGTCTCGGTCTGCTTGGTTTCAACAACATGGTCCCTGTCCCTGATTCTGCGATCCTTGAATACGACATTTCCGCAGAGCCGGATGTGAAGTATCGCAACCTGCTCCTGAACCAGATCGAGCATTGCAACCGTCAGAAGCTTGCCATTCTGGATCATGCCAATCGTACATACTACGATGTCGTCAATGGAAAGAGCAGCTTCATCTGTAAGATCTCCTGCGACTTCCGCGCGCTTGAGCGCGCATGCAGATCGTATAACCCGAACTATCGTCCGAAAGCCAATCCCGGAACATAGAAAAAGCGCCATGAGCCGTTGCTCATGGCGCTTTCTCTTTGTCTGTTTTCCCTGCCAGACGGCGGGCGATATTGTAGATGTGCGGCAGGCGGCGGGAGATGGTTTTTCGGTCGACGCCGATCTCGGCGGCGGCGTCCATCTGCGGGAGCCTGCGCACGATATAAAGTATCACGATCTGCTGATCGATCACGTCCAAAAGTCCCTCGTCGGTGACGCGCTCCCAGTCGCTGCGCGTGAGGTGTTCCAGCTCCTTCGGCAGAGCCAGCCGCGCAGTTATGCTTTCGTCACTCCCTTCGGCCCGCCGCCGGGCGGAGGCTTACTTTTCCTTGTGATTCAGCACAGCGATATTGCCCTTGTTGCTGACTTCGAGATCCAGCGCGGCGGCGATATCGCGCACCTTGACGTAGTTCGTGCCGTCTTTCAGGATGCGTTCAACGGCGACTTCTTTACCGTCCACGATGATCTTGCTCTTTTCGACCACTTCTTTTTCCCCCTCTCCGTTCTTTCCATCTTCGAGGGCCATCACGGTATGGCCCGAGCTTACCAGCACGTCCCCGCGCAGGAGATTGGCGTCTGTCGTCAGGTACTTGCTGCCGGTCAGCAGCTCGAAGTCCCCCGTTGCGGGCCAATCGTGCCGCATGCAGTAGGTGGTGCAGCTGTTGCCCTGCCGCCGGAAAAGATCCTCCAGCTTGTGCACGCCTGCCGAGATGGCGCACAGCATCATAAATGCCGAGCAGTCCGTTTCCACCGGCTTTGTGATCTTGCTCAGATCCCATCCCACGGCCTTTGCCGCCGCATACGCGGTGTTGCGATTGTCCATATCGTAGCCGATATTCTTGTTCTTCACGCCGGCCTCGCAGGCTTTCGCGGCCAGCTCCGCCTTTGCCGGGTCCTTGAACCGCAGCACTCCCAGCCACACGGCTGGATACCACGTGGAGAAATTCAGCTCCCGGCCCGTCTGGTTTCCGGGCTGCTGCCCGTGGCCGCCTGTTTCACCGAGACTGGCCTGCCCGATCTTGATACTCATACCCGCTCACTCCCGTACAGCTCGTGGTGCAGCTGCAGCACGGCGGCCTCGATCAGCTTGTCGATCGTTTCCACATCAAATTGAATGCCCTTCTCGGCGAGGAAGTTCACGACATACGCCTTTTTCGCCGCGCCGTCCGTCGCGGTGTACAGCTGCTCCGCCGCCTTTACGCCGATCTCAACGTAAGTGCGGAGCGTTTGCAGCTTATCCGCGTCGATCTTGGTTTTGAGCCACGGGATCAAAAATGCCGAAACGAGCGCGCTGATGAGCGCGATCACTGCCGAGATAATTTGCGTGTAGTCCATAAGTATGCTCCTTTCAATCTTTCAGCACGATCTCCGCGATGCGTGCTGCCGCTTCCGGACCGTATTTTTCAGCCCATTTATCCATGTACTTCTGCGCGTACTTCGCGCGGTTCTCATTTTTGGCTTTCCAGAGGTAAAAGCCGCTGGAAGCCGTTGTTTCAGCCAGCACCGCAAGCGTGATCTCCGTCAGGTCTGCGCCTGCCGCGCAGGCGATAATGAGTGCGAGGCTGACGAGCGCGCTGCAGATCAGCCACTTTTTACTGAATTCCATTGCTATGCCCGCATTGCGCCTCCAGCTGGTGCAAAAACTTTTTTACATCGCCGTTGCCGCCCAGCTTGACGTATTTCTGCCCGGCGATCAGGCGCTCGGCCATTGGCATTTCCTCCGACATGATGGTCAGGCGGAGAATTGCGAGATACTGCTCGTCCTGATGCTCCTGCATTTTCCCGAGCTTTTTGTCGATCTCGGCCAGGTGTGCCTCCTGCGTCGTGGCCTTGCCGCGCTTTTTCTGTATCGCGCTGACGACGGCGTTTACTACCGCCGTCAGCGCGGACGAGCCGAGCACGGCGCAGACAAGGGTAACGATGATAGTCTTGGTGTCCATGGTGTCTCCCTTCTGCGTTATCAGATCGGCACGAAGGCCGCATCCGTCCACTTTGCCGTCGCGCCTGCCGCGCCCATCCATACCTTAATCTCTCCGTTGTTGGTGTAGTATGCGTTCTGGATGAGGGGCATATCGGGCTCCCATGCGATTGGGTTCTCCGCCGTGCCGAACTTCACAGCCTGCTCGACGTACACCTGCCTGACGAGGATCTTGTTGACGTAGATGTTGCGCCAGTCATAGCCCAGCTTGTCCGATTGCGTCACGTCCTCCGTGATGCCGCCTGCGGCCTGCACGAGCTTGCCATCCGTAATTGCTTTCTTTACCTGTGCCAGTTTAGCCTCTGTCATATGCCGCCTCCAGTTCCGCCAGCAGATCGCTGGCTGTTTTTTTGCCCATCTTGACGGTGATGGTCCCGTCTCTGTTGTCGGTGATGGGACCGGCGAGGGTGAAGTCCGCGTAGTCGTCCATGTAGCGGTCCTCGGCGGTCTCGGTCGTCGACTTGACGGTTCCGTCCTCGTTCATCTGGACGTTGCCCTCTGCGTCCAGCACAGGGACGGCCGTGGTGTAGCGGTGGATCATGCCCCAGACGGCGCCGTCGCAGAACAGCGCCATCGGGTCTGCAACCGCGCTCTTGTCGATGGTGACGGCGCGGCTCTCGCGCCCGCCCCAGTCGGCGTCGCGCATGCGGCCGGCGGCCGGCCGCGTCTCGATCTCCTGCCCTCCGATTGTGATGTACCAGGTGTCCATAAGTTCCTCCTGTCTATTGCTGCACGGCATTGGCCTGCAGCCATGCTAATAGTGCTCCTGTTGGTGGCTCGTCAAAGGTCACTGTCCGGAACGCTTCTTGCGTCCAGTTTCCGTTGAAACACGCATACCACGTTCCTTCCGTTTTGCTGTTGTAAGTGTTTGATGGCGTAGGATGTGCCGTCTTTCAAAATGTGGTGTGTGCCCATGTGGGTCCTCCTTTATGCTGCAAGGGTGTAGGTGCCGTCGGGGTTCTGGACGACGCTTAGATTCCCGGGTATGGTGAAGGCTGGTCGGCATCTACACAAGCCGGTGTCGTTGCTTACTATGTATGCAAAATATCCGTTCTCCGTAATTATCACCGATTTCGTGGTGCCGTCCGTTCGAGGGGTCCGTGTCCACTGGTAAGCCGCACGTCCATCTGTGTATGCAATCTTCAGCATGCTCGCAATCGGCAGTTCGGTTCCCTCCGCATTCACGGTGCTTGCAGTAAATCCCAGTTCAGCCGCAGAAAGTTGGAATGCCGTGCGGTTCAGTACGGCCACTGTGTTATCCCCGTTTCCTGGTGTATAGTAAAATTTTGTACTGCCAATCATGTCCTTAACGTCGGCATCCAACAGGCTTGTCCAGGTCGAGTTGTTCCAAAAATCTGCATTACCGCCTTTGTAATTGTTTCTTATATTGATGCTTTTTGAAGCGCCGCAGTCCTTGCGCACTATCAGCGTTCTTCCTGCTCCGTTTAACTCGGGTTCATAGTCGTGCTTCGCAATATAGAACGGTATCGGGCTGCCGGATTCATTGAGCATTAGGATTCCGCCCGGCGTGATGCTACTCAGCGTGGGGCCTTTGGCAAACGGGATGGTGAACGCCGTTCCGCCGATGAGGGTCTTTCCGGCTTTGCAGTCGTAGCCTGTGCCGCCGATCAGATCCCGCCCACCCGTCACGGAATATGCTGTGCCGGAGATCAATGTCTTGTGTGCCATTGGGCCTCCTCACTCATATTGCCAGTTGATGGCGTAATTCTCGGTCGGCGTGGTCTCCGCGGAGACCAGCGTCTGTTTGGTGATGTTGCCGGTCTTCATATAGTCCGTGCCCGCCACGGCCACCGCCCACGCCGTCGGCTTCCCGCTGGCGTCCACCGCCTTGACCTTGATCAGGTCCCCGACGGCCGCGCCGGAGGCGAGGATCACATCTTGCTTTCCGTTCCACGCGTCTTTGTTGCTGCGCACGTCGGCGATAGCCTCGTCGATCTGCGCGCCGGTAAACTGGCTGTTGTAAGCCATACGATCACTCCTTCATACACAGAAAATCCTCGCCGTCCGCGGTCTTCAGCGCCTGCGACTCTCCCAGCGGGATAAAGCCGTAGTTGTCGTTCCAGCTGCCGTCCGCGCCCTGCGCGAACAACGAAATGCGGTATTCCCCATCACCGGAAAGCAGAAAATCGTCGTAAACCTCAAAGGTGCGCTGCGTGCCCGCCGGGGTCTGGGAGAAGGACGCGATCAAAGCGCCCTTCCCGCGGCCCCAATCCTCGCCGGACTTCGTCGCGCGGCACTCGAAGGCCGTGTAGGCGATGTCCGACGAGAAGGAAACGGTGATCGAGTCGAACCCCGAGACCGCCGAGATCTTGTTGCCCGTGATGGAGAATGTCAGCTGCGGCGCGGCCATCAGGCGGCACTCCAGGTCCCGGCGGCGTTCTTGACGAAGACCTTGACGATCTTCGTGCCGTCGCCGGAAGACGCTGCCTCGAGGTCCGCGCCCTTGACAGTGACGTTGATGGCGGTGTTCTTCTTGTAGCCTCCCTCCGTGCCGCTGACGTTGGTGGAGCCGCCCGTCGTCGGGATCTGCGTGCCCGCCGTGTGCAGGCTGCTCGTCGCCGGGACGACGCGAATGGTGTATTCCTCAAAGTCCACGTCGCAGACGAAGGAGAACGCCGCTGCATCGTAGCCCGTGACCTTCGAGATCCTGCTCTTGTCGGGGCCGGTGATGGTCACGGCAGGAATCGACGTGTTGAGCGTGATCGTGTCGCTGACTGCGGCCGTTTCGTTGCCGACGTCGTCGCGCATCTTGACATAGATCGTCTTGAGGCCGTCGCCGTCTGGCAGCGTGATGGATTTTTTCGCGGTGAATGTCTCCCACGACGCTTCCGCCTCGGTCTCCGCCGTCTTCGTGCCCCAGATCTTCATCTGGTAGCCCGTCGTTGTCTCGTCGGAGACAGAGATCTTCGCCGTGACGTTCGCGCTGGTCGCGTACTGTGCACCGTCGTTCAGGATCAGCGATAGGCCGGCAGGTGCCAGCGTATCAAGTGTCAGATTAAAAAAACTTGCCATCTGGATTTATCCCCTTTCTTCGCTTGTGAGTTCAATGTACAAAAATCCGCCCGGTCTTTCGTAGATGGTTTTCGTGCCCAGGTGGGCGGATTTGATGCCCATGGAGCCGATGAACAGCTCCAGAATGCGTTTGAGTCCAACTGCCAGCATGTTATCCCTCCAACAGATACAGTGTCCGCGCGTCCTTTTTGTCCAGCGCGTCATATTCGGATTTTGTCATCACGAGGATCGCGTCGATCTGTGCCGACTGGATGCCCCCGCCACCAGAGCCGCCGCCGGAGCTGCGGGCCTCGTTGATGGCGTCGACGAGGTTGCCCTTGTTGTAGGTTTTGAGGTCGTCCAGATCGCCGATCTGCTTCTGCAGCTGCGCCCAGACGGGCAGGGACGGGTCGGCCGAGGCGTCGCCGGACGGATCCGCGCCGGGCTGGACCTTGCCGAGGCTCACCCAGACGGTCGGCAGGACGACGCCGCTTTCGTCCGCGCCATAGACGCCCACGCGGGCGTGGCGGCCCGGGACGGCGAGAACTTCGTGCGGTACGGGAACGGTATCCCCGTCCCAGTTCGCCGCCAGAACGTCGACGGTGGTCTTGCCGTTCGAGAAGACGGCGGTCTTCGTCAGCCCGTCCCAATCGTCAGAAAACACGAACTCAACGGTCACGGCCTTGGCCATGCCCGCCGTCAAAAGCTCCGGCGGCGACGCCAGATGCGCGCACGCGCGGGAGCAGTGGATGGTGATCATGCGTTATCAGCTCCTTCTTTGCCGCCCGAAAGGGCGGCTTTTTCTTTCCTATTGTGGTCTATCCGATCACGGTTCCATTGACCAGCAGTTTTCCGCTGCTATTGCACGCCAGCGTCGCGTATGTGTTTGCGTTGTTCACCACATACACTTTTCCGAAGCACCCGCCGTCAAACCAGTTGTTTACCGCGCCGATGTATTCATCTCCATGTATGCCGACGAAAAACCTGCTTCCGCTCATTTTTACGCCATATCCGTTTTTTATGATTCTGTCTTGATATCCGCTGGTTCCGCCACCTCCGCCGCTTCCCGGCGGGCCGACGACGTACTCGACGACGTAGCTGCCGGAGATGCGGGCGACTTTGACGCGGTCGCCCGCGGCGAATTTGACGGACGTGTTGCACCGGTAGTGTTTGGTCGTGGCTTCGGTCTGCCCCTCGAGGATGAGGGACAGACCGTCGTCATAGACCGCGCCGACGGTCGCCAGAAAGTTTTCCGGCAGGTTTTCGTCCGGCATGCTGATCGATGATACAAATAAACTGTTGATGCCCTCCATCAGGCGATCACCGTCCTTTTCGCAGAGTGGGTCATGAGACTGCCTGGCTGCATGGTGACAGACCAGCCGGTCTCAAGATAGATGCCGCCGATCTCGTCGTGCGTCAGGGCGAGGATATCGCCGACGCCGTGGCCCGGCTCGGTCAGTGTGTAAAATGTGATCGTGCGCGTGGCCAGCAGCGACTCGTTGCGGCGCTTGTTGGCGTAGGCCTGCAGCTCCTCCTGCGAGGCGATGTTGTCCACCCGCTCGACGGAGGTGATGCGCATGCCGCGCTTGAAGGTGGATTTTTTGGACGCCGGATTGTCGTTGACGGCGGTCGCCACCATTGCTGCGTCCATATCCGGGTTGTTGCAGGTCACGACAAAAACGTTCGGTGCGTCAAAGATATCCGTCTCGTCGGACCAGTCCTGCCCGGGATGCTTTTCCGGGAGGAACAGGTCCGTTACGCCGTAGCGCCAGTCGATGATGGCGGCGGACGGTTCCTGATACGGCTCGAGGCGGCAGACACCGTCGGCGTCGAACCAGAGGTTCTCGTAGTTGATCTCGGAGAGCAGCGCGTTGACGATCGTCAGGTAGCTCGTTCCGATCGGCCAGTCCTCGCGGTCTGTGGCGAGGACTGCGTCGTTCGGCGCCGCGATCACAAGCGTGATGCCGCAGGCGGTCAGGAGCTTTCGGATCTCCGTGAGGTAGGATGCTCCGGCCGCAAGATGCAGGAGCGTCTCTGTTTTTTGCGTGTACACCCGCCAGCAGCGGTCGTAGGCCTCGACCTCGACGCGCGTGCCGGAGCTGCTGCCCTTGTTGCTGACGGTCGCGGCCTGATAGATGCCGAGCGATGTTTCGACGCCGTTGATGCTGATCCACGGGCGCAGCTCGTCGGACTCCAGCTCCGCGAGATCGTTTGGCAGGAAGCTGCCCTTGAAGGAGCCGTGCAGGGTGGCTGTCCGGTCGCACATGATCTGCGGGGCGCTGCCGGTGTCCCATTGGAGGTGGGTGATGGGTGCGCCGTTTCTGAGTACGTCGACGCGGAAGCGGACGTCACGGGTCAAGGGTGATCGCCTCCTCCCGGTTCGTGTGCGAGATGGTAAAGGAATAGTGGCGCATGAACTCGTCGCAGTTGCTCTCGAGCGACGGGAGCGAGCCGATGACCATGTTGCCGTAGCGGTCCTTGAGGCAGACGAGGCGGCCGACAAGGGCCTCCAGCGCGAGGGCTGCGGCCCGCTGCGCATGCGGCCAGGCACAGGCGACGGACAGGGCGCGGTCGCGCTGCTCGCTGCGCTCCTCGATTGGGTAGGCAAGGCCCGCCAGATGGACCGTGGAGACCCCGGCCGAGAAGCTGGTGCGATTGGTGCGCAGCTGCGTTTCGGACAGGCGCATCTCGAGCCAGACGCCGGTCTCGAGGTCGCAGATCATGTTGGTCTCGGGCAGGATCTCGGCGGTGTCGGAATTGGACACGCCGTAGTTGTCGCTGTCTGCGTAACAGCCGCGGACGCGGTAGGTCACGCTGCCGATGCTGATGTGGTCGATGTACTGCTTTTGGACGGTGCGGGCGATGGCCACGCCGTCCCGCTCGACGAGGTAAAAATCGTAGCTCCCGGCGGTCTGCCAGGTGAGCGCGGCCTCATGGCCGGCGGTGGCGGTCAGGGTGATGGCCTCGCCCTCGGTGTGCGAGATGGGCAGCGCGGCCGCAGACCACTCTGACCACATGCCGTACTTGTTCTGCACGCGGACGCGGACGGTGTAGCTGCCGTCGGCGAGGTAGACCGGCGAGCGCCATGCCTTCTCCGTGCCGTAGACCGTGCCGGAGGCATAGCCGCTCGAGAGCGTCAGCTGATAGGCCTCCTGCTCAGAGGTCTGCCAGGTGATGCGCGGGCGCGGGCCGGTGGACTGGATCACGATGGACGGTGCGGACGGGGCGTTGATGGCGATAAACTCGGCCTTTTCGCTCCACGCCGAGGCCGTGCCGTCGGTGTTGTAGGTGCGCACGCGCCAGTATTTCGTCCCGCTCGTAAAGGTGTTCGCGGGCACGTCGTAGTACTGGTTTTCTCCCGTGACGGTCGCAAGGGTGTTCCAGGCCGTGCCGTCGGCGGACCACTGCAGGTCCGCCTTGCTCTGCGGCGTGCCTGTGGAAATGATGTGCTGCCAGCTAAAGCGGTTGACGATGGTGGCGTCGATGACGATGCCGGATGGGGAGACCGGCTTGCAGGATGGTGTGACGTCCGTCGTTGTGATCTCCTGCCATGCAGACGTTGTTGTCGTTCCGCTGTTCGCCGTCACCTTTACGCGCCACTCGATCGTCCCGGACGGGAATGTGTTTGCCGGGACTGTGCAAGAGGTCGTCGCGCCAGATACGTTTATCGTTTTTGATGTGCTTGCGTTTTTTACGCGCCACTCAAAAACAGCGGAGGTTTGCTTTATCTCCGCGAAGCACGTCTGTGTGAGATCTGTGTCGTCAGTGGTATCCCATGTAAATGTACTTTTTTGCGTTCTGTTTACAAAAGCCCCTGCCGACGGTGCAAAATTCTCCGCCTTTATTCCTACATTATCATTAGAGTATTCGCACTCAAGGAATGGTTTGTATGATGATTTTGCACCATAAAAAATCGCCTCTGATGCGTGTCCTTCTCCGCCCGTTATAAATGCAAACAAAAAGCCGTTGCGCAGACCGTGTTCAAGTCCATTTTTCTCCGCTGCATTGTATTGCGACATTGTGAATGTCACCTGCGCCTGTACAACTTTATTGAGTTCGTTCCAACTTGCCGACCCGCTTGTTGATCCATCTTTCAACTGCTGCGGCTGCGTCGCATATGTCGCCGTACTTACATCAAGCGGTTCTTTCAGCCCGAGCGCATAGGCTGATATATACGCTGCCCCCCAGCTCCCCAAGATGCCTTTCGTTGGCATTGCATATAGTACAAGCTTAACCTTTGTAATGCGTTTGTACTTGTACGCTGCTGCCGGTTCTCCGAATTTCAGCAGTATGTTGTCCCACCCTCCGAACGTTCCGGAATGGTTTGTAAACGGCTCCACAAACAACTTGTATTGCGTAAGATCCGAGAAGTTCGTGTTCGGATAGTTTTTCGCGACTGCTGTTGATCCACTCGCCGGTACTGTAAAGGTTGCCATTTACTTCGCCCCCATTCTGGCTGTGATGCGTGCATTTTTGGCGATGCGGAGGATGGTGTCGAGGTCGTCGACGTGGTCCACGTATACGGTGGTGTTGTAGGTATCGCCGGAGGTGTAGCGGGTCTCGCTAGCCGTCTGGATGCGGGAGCCGGAGGGGAGATATATCCGCTCAAGGCCGTTCTCGTTGACCCGCGTCCAGCCGCCGGACCAGTTGTCCGTGCCGGCGGCGTTGCCGCCCAGATACCGCCTGCGCCATTCGTCCTCGGTGATACCGAGGGTCGACGAGTCGCCGCGGGCGACGGCCTCTTCGTAGGCCTTGGAGAGGTCGGACGCGCTCTGCCCCCACTGCTGCTCTGTGTAGCTGTCGAGCAGATTTTGATAATTGTTTCCGTTTCCGCTGGAGTAGCCGAAACCAAGCGCGTGCGTCATCTGTCCCCAGCCCTCGCTGATGTGGCCGGTGCTGAAGTTGATGACGCCTTTTAAAAGCTCTGCCGCGTCGGCCATGAGCGCCATGACTTTTGCGAGGGGCTGCAGCGCTTTGGTCAACGCCGGGACGCGGTTGTTGGATAAGTCGGACATGGGGTTCAGGATATCTCCGACGGTATCCAGCAGCATGCCGAACGAGTCGACGATGCCGGAGTCCTTGAGCGCCTTGCCGCCGTCCTTTACCATGGTGGTCACGTCGCCGTAGAATTCTTCGAGGTACGGGGCGAATTCGGCTGACAGCTGGTTTTTGACGCCCTCCTGCGTCTTTTGCAGGCGCTGGTATGCGTCGTCGACCGCGCCGAGGGCAGAAAGTGCCTCGTCGTCGAGCACGTATCCCATGTTATGGGCTTCGTCAGCGTAGGCCTTCAGAGTTTTCGAACCCTGAATAATCAGCGGATTTAAATCCTGTGCCGAGCGGCCAAAAATGTCCATGGACATTGCGTCCCGCTCGGTTTCGTTTTTCACCTGCCCGAGCGCGTCAATCGTCTCATAAAAAACGTCGTTCGCGCTGCGCATACTGCCGTCGGCATTGGTCACGGAGACGCCCAGTGCCTCAAAGGATGCCTTCGCATTGCCCGTGCCGTTCATCGTGTCCTGCATGTTGTTGGTCAGCTTTGTCAGGCTTCCCTGCAGGGTGTCGACGGATACGTCGATCAGCTCGGACGCATAGGCAAACTCCTGCAGCTGCTGTGTCGATTGCCCGGTCTGCATGGAAAGTGTGATGATGTTGTCGGCAAAAGACGCAGATTCCTTCGTCATGGAGATCATGGCTTTTTCCACCTTGACGATCGCCGCCGCGACGGCAGCGAAGCCGCCAGCCAGCGCCAGTGACTGCGTATCGAGGCTCCCCATGGCGTTCATAGAGGACTTCATGCCGTCCGGCAGCTGAATGCCGAGCTTGGACGTCAGGCCGTTTACCACGTCGCCGAGGTTGCCCATGCCTTTCTCGGACTCTGCAATTTTCTGGTTGTTCTCGTCTACCTGATTGTTCAGGTTGTTTAATTCTGCCTCTGCGTTATTGAGGCTTGCCTGCCACTGCATGGTGCGCTTGTCGGCCTCGCCGTATCTTTCGGCGGACTGCTGCAATGCGGCGCGGAGGTATTCGATTTTTTCAGCCTGCGTTGAAATCTTGCGCTCTAAGACGTCATTTTTGGCGTTTAGGGCCTCTACGCTGTCCGCGTTCTGCGCGTAGGCAGAGGATACCTTGCGCATTTCCGAGTCCAGCACTTTCATGCCGCTGCCGATCTCGGAAATGGCCTGCTTGTATTCTTTTTCGCCCGAAAGCGTAAATTTTGTATTGATGTTCGGCATGTTAGGTGCCTCCGTTCAGATAGGCCGATAGGCTCTGCGGCTGTTCCTGCTGCTCCGGCTGCTTTTGCGGCGCAAGCGCGTCAAGCAGGAGCGTTATGCGGCGCGGGGACATGGTTTTCCAGAAATCCCGCTCCGGCAGGTGCAGCCGGAAGAGCCAGATTGCGAGGAAGCCGGGGAAATCAAAGCCCAGCTGCTTCGGTTTCCCCGGCGGTGTCAGTTTTTTTCGTCTTCCTTCTGCTCTTTTCCGGCCTGATTTTTCTCGACTACTTCCGCCCAGACCAGCGGATAGATCAGTTTTCCGGCTTCGATCGTCTGCGAAAGCGTGAGCTTCCGGCCCAGCTGCTTCCTGGTAAATACCAGCGGCAGCCCGTTTTCGTCCTTGATCCCCTGCGTGTCGGCGGCGTCGGTCAGCATGCCGGCCAGAAAGGCCAGCGTGCTTTTGATTCCATGGATCCGGTCAAGCGCCTGCAGAAGATTGCCGTCGTATTCATCCTGCACATACGCTGCGACATTCATGTTGCAGACGAGCCGGTAGATCCTGCCCTCGAATTCGTAGTCTACAAAGTCAAACTTGGTCGTTTCCATTAAGTTTCACCCAGCTTTCCCTTGATCCAGGCAACGGCCTCCGCCGCGGTGTCGACGGTCTCGGTCTCGAGCAACAGCTCGTCGGCCGAATCGTCTGCGAGGAATTCGCCGGTCGTCGTCGGCGTGTTGAACTGGATGTTCTCGCCCTTGGTCTGGTAGGACAGCGAGGGCGGGCCGAACAGCACTTTCGGCACCCATACGCAGGTGTATTTGGTCACGCCGTCGATCTTATCCGGCGCGTAAAAGCCGACGCCGACATAGTTTGCGATGTCTTTTGCTGAGAATTTCAGATTTTCCTTGCTCGTATCGGATGTGCAGCCGTAGAGCATGGCCTGTGCGGCCCTTTTGATGTACTTGACAGCCAGCGAGATCGTGCCGCCGGTGGCAAGCTTGATATACTCGGCAAGTTTGGATTCTGCGTACAGGCGGCCCTCGGCGAACTTGAGTTCCAGCTGCGCGCTCATGGCGTCGCCGACGTCTGTCGGCTCAGTGTAGGTCACGGTGCCGGACGTGTTTTTATACTTTCCCGCCCGGATGCCGCGTAAGTCAAAACTAGGCATTACAGTAAGCCCCTTTCTTTCAGCTTTTGTGTGAGGATTTTTTCGAGTTCCGCGTTCACGCGCTTCTGCGCGCTGCGGACACCCTTTGTCCAAAAATAAGTTCCTGTGATCTGCCCGTACTCCTTTGCACGGCCGTAATTCAAAACAAAAAGCACGGTCGCCCTGCGCGTTCCGTGCTCGTTTTTGCCGACCGCCGTGATGGTGATATACGGATCTCCGTTTTTGTCCTGCTTGATGGTTTTGCGGTATTTCACGCTGGAGGCGTAGGCTTCCGTTCGGAACCCGCTCGCCCGGACGGCATTTTGCAGCTCCTCGACGATGATATCCCCGGCGGCGTATAAAAGCTCCTTCTGCGTTTCGTCGTCAAATGCGTTGGCCTTTTGGAGCGTCGCCATGAGCTCATCCGTTCCTGAAAACGAGATCTTAGCCATATTCCGCGCCCTCCGTTTCGGCGATGAGCGCAATCTGCGTGCGGCCTGTTTCCTTGTCGTAGGTTTCCATGTCGATGGTGACGATGTAGCCAGCGGCCTCCAGCGCGGCTTTTACGCGCTTTAAAAGCCCGGCGGCAAAGCCCTCGGCGAAGATGGAAACGGCGTACTGCACGCCGGTCTCGGCCTCTCCGCCCTCGGCGTAGATCTGGCCGGACTGGCCGAGCAGCTGATAGGTGATGTAGGTTTCTTCCCCGCCCTTGTATGGCGGATGGCAGACCGGAACGCCCAGGCTTGATAGCGCCTCATAGATCATCATGCGCCGTCCCTCCGTTTGCAGGTCAGCTCGATTTCCTCTGTTTCCTGCCCGTAGCTGCGGACGACGTCAAAGACGTCGGAGCCGCAGACGAGCTGCTGCTCGCCGCCGTATTCCGCGCTGTGCATGCGGAAAATTGCGTCCGTGCGCTTGCCGGCTTGCGCGGCCTGATAATACTCGGCGCGGTTTACGGACTTGCGGGCAGCCCAGACGGTGGTCTCCCGCTCGAGCTTTTCCGTCGTCTGGCCGTTTACGATGGGGTAGGAGAGCAGGCGCAGCGTGATTTGCGTATCAAAGATCACAGCACGCGCCTCCTGTTCCGCCGCTGGTTGGGACTGCCCGGTAATCGTCCGAGAGTCCCATGGCGTCGCGGATATCTGCAAAGCAGGTCTTCCATTCCTCGCCCCGGCCGCAGAAATCATGCTGCCAGCGGACGTATGCGCGGACGGCGTCCTTTACCAGCGGATCTTCGTCCGCTCCCTCTGCGCCCGCAAGGTGCAGGCGCATGAGACAGGCGTCGATCTCGTCTTTGAGCTCATCGTCAAGGGCGTTTGTGGTCAGCCGCAGGGCGGTTTTTGCAACGTTGATCAAAGCCAATGGTTATCCCTCCCTGTTGGCCGCGCGCCGTCAGGCTTTCTTCTTGGTCAGCGTGACGAGGCTGTTCGTGTCTACACACTTTCCGTCTACAAGTGCCAGCGCGACGGTCACCTCGTCATCGGTCGCGTTGTCGGTGTACTTGCGGAAGGTCATTCCAAGGTTTTCATTCCAGAGATAGTCCTTGAAGTTGAAGATGAACGCGAAGATCGTGTCTGCGGTCACGCTCGCGGTGAAGGACGGCAGATAGTCGCCGACGAGGACGACCTCGCGGCCAAAGAGCGAGTAGACCGGCTTGCCGCTGAGTCCATAGTTGACGCGGGCGACGGGCTGCTTCTTGTCGTCCACCATGCCGACGATCTGCTCAAAGAACGTCTTCTTCGTCATGCACCAGACGGCGTCTGTATCATAGGCCTGCGGCAGGAGTGCTTCTGCCTTGACCAGATCGGTGTACGCCAGCGCGGTCGTTGCGGCAGCGATGTCGATGTTCTGGCCGGTCACGACGGTCTCCTTGGTGATGCCCTTCGGCTGGCCGGAGCCAGAACCGCTGATGATGGCCTGTTCCTCGGCCTTTACCATGGCCTCGGCCACGTTGGCGACAAACTGCGATTCAAACATCGGGTAGGTCACGATGGATACCTCAAGCGACATGGAGATCGCGCAGCGCAGCTTGTGGTAGGCGAACGTGATGGAGCCGAGCGCCTTTTTCTGCTTGTCGGAGCCTGCGCCCTCGGCAACCCAGGAGGCCGTCGGCTTGGCCGAGCTGGTCGGAACGGTCACGCCGCCCTTGTAGGACGTGTGCGTCACGCGCGGCAGGATCATGCCGGTCGCTTCGATCTTCTCGTAGATCTTCTGCAGCGTCGTGGTCGGGATGGCTGCGCCGACGTCGGAGGTCTTGGTGTTTGCGTCCACATTGGTCAGCTCTGCCGGGATCTTCTTGCCGGTCAAAACGTAGTTCATAAAGGCCCGCTTGTACTCGTCGGTATCGTACCGGTCGAGCACGTCCGGAGTCTTTGCTGTGCCGGACAGGTCAACGGACTGCGCTGCCGCAGCCGGGGCCGCTACCTTCTGGCCCGCAAGGGCGTTGAGGTTTGCCTGAATCTTGGCTTCCTCCTCAAACTTGGCGTCGAGGGCTTCGACTTCTTTCATCTTGGCCTGCGCCTCTGCGGTCTTGCCTTCGTCCAGCAGCTTCTGGGCGTCGTCCATGAGCTTCTGGCGCTGGATGTTGTAAAATTCCTTTGTCATTTCAATTCTCCTTTGAGTTTTAAAAATTTCAGTTTTGCTTCTGCCTGCGCCCGTTCGGGCATAAAAAAATCAGGCTCTGCGGCCTGACCTTTTAAAAAGTTTTCCGCGCGCCGGAGCGCGTCTTCGCTGAGCATGCCGGAATAAAAATCCGCCGCGAGCGGCTTCTGGCCGGTGTCCGGCTGCATCACGCGGTCAACGAGTCCGAGTTCTACGGCCCGCTCCGCTGTGATCCATGTTTCTGCGTCCATCATGGCGGCGATCTCCGCCTCCGGCCTGCCGGTCTTTGCGACGTAGGCCGAGATGATGGCGTGGTTGGCGTCGCGCAGCGTCCCTGCGGTGTGCTCCATCTGGCGGTAATCGCCGCTGGCCTCTGTCTGGACGTTGTGGATCATCATCATGCCGGTAGGCGTCATTTCTGATTCTCCCGCCATAGCGATGATGGACGCGGCCGAGGCTGCGAGGCCTACAATGCGGATGTGGACGCCGCCTGCGTAGCTGCGCAGGGCGGTGTAGATCTCGCTTGCGGCGAAGATCTCGCCGCCGCCGGAATTGATCTCGACTTCCGCCCGCTCGCCGTTGCCCTTGGCAAGTGCGTCGGCTACGGATCTTGGGCTCGTCGCCTCCATTCCGTAAAACTGATAGAAGCGGTGCAGGTTGCTGGATACGATGGGCCCGCGAATGCTGATCTTCATGTGGTTTCATCTCCTTTCTGCGTGGTGTTCCGGTCGACCGGCTGCGTGTCCAGTCTGCGGATCGGCTTGTCTCCGCCGTCTACCGGTGCAAGATTGAACGCACGCCGCCATTCGTTCGGCGTCAGCGCGCCTCGGTCGACCAGCTGCAAAAGGTTCAGCTTTGTCGAGGTCGACGCGAAATCCCACGCGGACGCCTCAAATACGATGCGATTCCCGCAGCCGCGCTCGCGCCGGGAGAATAGCTTGCGGGTGTACTCGCCGCTGAGCTGCTTCAGCACCGGCTCGATCTCGGCGTCAAAATACGCGCTCTGTTCGTCCTCCGTCGCAATGGACGTGACGATATGCGGGTTGGTGTTAAACAGGGCATAAATGCGCTGCGTGGTTTTGTCCATCTGGGCGGCGTTCGGGACGTAATCCTTCGGGTCAATCTGCTTCGCCTCTGCCTTTGCGTCTACGGCCGCGACGCCCGTGCCGTTGGAAACATTGAGGAAGCTGTCGGCAAAGTCCTGCGCGCGCTTCTTGATATCCTCCGCGCGCATGGAGGCTGCGAACATCAAAAGCCAGCGGATGACGGCGCTATTCCGGATGGCCTTGACGATGCCCTGATCCGTCGTGGTGACGATCTCCATCAGCGGCACAATGGCCGGAGCAATGGGGTCGCCGAAGATATCATTCTCGTAAAAGTCCCCGCGCAGGTGGATGATATCGTCATAGGCAAACGTCAGGACGCTGCCGTTCTGCATGTAAAATTTCAGATACAAATTTCCGCCCGCGTCATAGACAGCGTCTGCCTGCATGGCCGCGACTGGAAAAATGGCGTTCGGCAGGCCGTTTTCATCCCGCAGGATCACGGCGAAGGCGTTGTTGTTGAGGACCAGCTGCGCGGCCAGCTTCTCCTGCAGCAGCTGGCCTGTCATGTACTGGTTCGGTTCCTCGAGCAGGAACCGGATATACGGCTCCGGATTGACGGCGAGCTTCCGCGCCGAGGCCGTGACTGTCTCCCGGATGTGCTTTGCCGTCAGCTTGCCGATGGCCTTGATCTTGGGCCGGATGCAGGCGCGGACGATATCGGATTGGTACATCTTTCCGTTGTAGCTGTAAAAGCCATTCCCGCGCTCCTGCACCATCTGAACGGTCGAAACGCGCTTGGTCGTCGTGATATTCGTCAGGAGGTTTTTAAAAAATCCCATTGTCTCACTCCTAGAGCATACTGGTGTATTCTGCCTGCTTCTGATCGTAGATCGTGTAGGCATCGAGCAGGGCCGCCGTTCCGTCAATGCGGCGCGTGGATTTGCTCGTTTTGTGCGGCTGGATATTGCCGTTTTTATCCTCGTCGTAGGCGGTGTTTGCCATGCACCACTTGTCAATCGGGTTGTTGTTGTAGATGATCCGCTTGGACTCCAGATCGTTCCCGCAGCGCTTCATCGGCTCGGACAATGTTTTAACGCCCTGATGCACGGGGATCATGGCCTCTTCTCCAAAGTAGTCCGCCATGCTGTCCGTCCAGTAAGCCGCCGACCACGCATCATAGCCGATAAAGGGGATAAAAATATCGAGGTCTTCCTGCACCTCGACAAACCATGCTTTGACGTCCTCATAGCGGATCTTGTTTCCCTCTGACAATCTGAGCAGCCCGCGCTCGTGCCACTTGTCGTATGGGATCTTATCTTCCTTGACGCGCTTTTTCAAGAGATCCTGCGGCAGCCAGTACATTTGCAGCACGAACAGGATCTCCGGCAGCTCCGGCACCTGAAACAGCACCTTCGCCGCCGTCAGGTCTGTCGTCTTTGAGAGGTCTGCGCCGCCGATGCCGTATCGCGGGTAGGAAAGCACGCGCTCCTGCGTCTTGCCGTCCGCCATGTGGTGCTGCCAGATCAGGCGGCGGTTTTCCTTGTCGAGCTGGAAGGTGTCGCGGTTGTCCAGCTGCTCAAAATTGAGCCAGGCTTCGCTGGAGGTCTCGCGGATGTTGAAATCCTTGCAGACAAGATTTCGGACGAGGGCCGGGTTTTTCTCCGCCCGCTCGACCCGCTCTTTGAGGGCCGTGTAGGACTTGATCGTCCCGAGGCCCGGATTTGCCTTTTTCCAGCAGTCCGGGTCTGTCCACTCGCTGCGTTTGTCGAGCTCGTAAATAAACGCGATCCGGCGCGGGTCGTGGTACCCGTCCGGATCTTCGTAGCCGTTTATGATGCGCTCGGCCTCTTCGTATTTTTCGTCGTAGATATCTTCTCGAATGGTGCCGGCTGTGGAGGTGATGAATCGCAGCGGCTGTGCGCGGGCTTGATCGCCGTCGGCAATGATGTCGTACAGCGGTCTGCCGTTTTTCCACTGATGGATCTCGTCCATCATGGCCCCGTGGATATTCAGGCCGTCGAGCGTGTCGCTGTCCGAGGACAGCGGCTTGAATACGCCGTCGTTATAATCGCTGTCCACCTCGCCGACCAGACAGCGCGTCCGTTTGCGCAGCGCCGGTGATTTCTGCACCATGCGCTTTGCTTCCTGCCAGATGATCTTCGCCTGGTCTCGCTTGGTGGCCACGGCGTAAACCTCTGGGCCAGCCTCGCCGTCCGCCAGCTGCAAATACAAACCGACGCCTGAGGCCAGCAGCGACTTGCCGTTTTTCTTTCCGACAATGAGGATCGCTTCGCGGTACTGCCGGTTTCCTTCAATGTCGATAAAGCCAAAGATTGTCGCCAGCAGCGCTTTTTCCCATAGCTCCAGTTGGACGAGCTGGCCGCCCGCCTTGCCCTTGGAGTGGTGGCAGTAGTTTTCAAAAAATTCTAGGACGTGATTGGCACGTTTCGGCGAGTAGTAAAACTCGGAGTTTTCCGCTCCCAGCTGCTCTACAACGTGCCGGTAGGTCTTCTGGACTTTCAGGCTGACGGCCTCGCGGCCCGACTGGATCGCGTCCCAATACTCGAGGATGGGGTTGTAGGTCTCCGGGTAGCGCGTGAGTTTCATTCCTCGTCACGCTCCCGGACAAAGCTTGCAAAGCCGTCGTCCTCCTGCTTCGGCGCGGTGTCCGGCTTCGGCAGGAGCGCCGTGAGCTGCTTAATGATCTTCTGGTAGTTCGCGTTTGTCGAGTTGTATGCCTGCCCGATGGGCCGGGCGCGATCATAGGGCTCCAATCGCTCCGACTGCTGGAATTTCTCCGTCCAGCCGTTTTCCCGCAGGTCGTCCGCCATATCCTCGCACTCGATGCGCATAAAGGCTGCCTGATCGATGAGTCCCGCGACAGTCCCGGCCGCTTCCTTCGGCAGAAGCTTGTAGATCCTCCGGAGTCTGGTCTTCTCGGCGCGGATACGCTGTTCCTTTGTCTTTTCCTGCCTGTTCGCCACAAAAACCGCCTCCTTTTCGCGTGATTTTTGCCGTCTGTCCGCGCGTGCGCGTAGATTACTTATCGCCGCGCTTTTGTAGGGGGGCCTCGTGAACGGCCTGCGTATTCT